GACCAATGGTGATGAGCTTGCTAAAGGTCCGAGGAAGGTGAAGGGTATTGGCAAGAGCATTGCTGCTAAGATTAACGAGTTCCTTGACACTGGTAAGATCGAGAAACTTGAGAAGCTCAAGAGGTCCAAAGCCGTTGACGAGACCCATGATGATTACTTTATTGAGTCAAACCCTGTCTCCACCAACGAGGAAATCGCTTGGCATCTTGACAAGCTCGCTTCTTCAAATGATAATCCTCACAAGGTTCGCGCCTATCGTAAGGCGGCTGAAGCCATCCGCGGTCTTGACTTTGAAGTGACCAATGGTACTGAGATTTCGCAGGGTCCCCGCAAGATCCCCGGTATCGGGAAGAGTATCGCTGCTAAGATTGATAAGCTGATCGTCACCGGTAAGATGAATTAAATCCAATTAGCTTTGGTCTTGACTTTTTTCAACTTGGGTTTTCTTGTGAGTCGTGAGAGTAAATATACATAGAAGATTAGGACACCCATCTTCCTTTTAATAAAAACAAATAATTTTGTTGACTAATAATAAACGATGACTCCAGTACTCGTTTCTGTAGACAAGGCGGGTGATCTCAAAATCGGACGCAAGAAGTGCCGTCTCTACAAGAAGGATGAGGTGGTGAAGGTTGCCAAGAAGTATGGCATCGGCACAGAGAAGAAGACTGTCAAGCAACTCTGTGGTGCCATCAAGTCGCGCGCCAAGAGCTCCCCCATGAACAACATTCCCCTCGCGAAGTTGTACCCCGAGGCTGCCAAGAAGCGTGCTGCTGCGAAGAAGCGCGCGGAAAAGAAGGCTCTTGATAGGAAGATTGTCGCCAACTTTATGAGGAACATGACCACCAGGATTCCCGCTCCCAGACCCAAGCCACGCAGCCCCAGCCCAGCCGCTGTTGCGCGTGCCAGGGCTAACGTTAAAAATATGATAGATAAACGTGTTTCTTATATGAATGCGGCTGGCCAGAGGATGATCAACCAAGCGTCTCCTCGTGCAGCGATGCGTATTGCTCGGGAACTTCGTCGTCTTCGTTAAATCTGTATACGTATAGTTTTGGTATCAAAAGATGCCTTTTTCTTTCCATCATACACATTTACAATCCCTGAACTAATCATTTTATCGTTTACAGAAACGGAATCCCCTCTCTTTCTATAAACTGTAACAAGAGGTCTCCCATATTTATCCATTTTATCACATTCTATCCAAATCCATCCATTAACTTTGTTTCTACACATAAAGGGATTCCATATCATGTAAGGAGCGCGGTCATCAAACCCACATTCTTGTTTAAATAAATCTCGGGCAAGTTTGGCATAATGAATATGATCTTGTCTATTTATCATACCAAGACTTGGCTTCATTTCGGGTGAGTCATAACCAAGTGTACGAAATTTAAACTTTAAAACACGACCATGTAAAATGATAGCCGCGTTGAATGTGTCTCCATCATATACACTTGTTATTTTTGCATATCCTTTATAATTCCTTAAATCAAAAATAGGAAGTGAATCGTCTACAGTAGATAAAATACGTTTATTGAAACAGCATAACATTTACAAAATAACAGTAACAATCTTTAAACTGTCACTTTTTAACCCAATCAGAAAGATCGTTGTATTCTTTTTCATTTGTATCTTCACTATCCCCTATCATCATCTCCCTCACGGTCTCATATAGGACTGTGGTGAGTGCAAATTTGTACGCGAGAAACCCCACGAAAGTAGCTCCATAATCAAAGTCAAATGCGAAAGGTGCGTTATTCCATGTCACTTCAAAAGCAGCGAGACCGAGGGGTGCCAGAAACTCCTTCTGAAATGCTGAATTTTCAAACTTGTCCACCCTATCAGATAGAAGGGTCATATACGCGTATGATGCAGCAGCTCCAAGTGTCGCGGATACACCGTGGTCAGCACCTTTTGCGATAAAGTAAGAAGCACTGAGAGCAGTCCCATACCCAATTGTAGACTTCTTGAGGGTTGTCTTGAGGCGGGTATACTCGGTGGGGGTGACTGGCTTAGCGAGCGCGTAAGTGAGGGACATTCTAGATGAAAGTCACTTAAAATCTTTATCCGAGTTAACAATAAGAATGCCGTGTGACAAGTGTAAAAAGAAATGTGGAGTTCCCATGGATTGTAAATACTGTGAAGGTCAGTTCTGTATGAAATGCTTTCGTCTAGAGGTACACGATTGTCAAGGAGCAGATATCAAAAAAATAGAGCAACGCAAAGAACTAGCGAAAAAACTAGCATTTGAACCACCACCGAAATGCTTAAAGATTTGAGAACTATAGTATACAGCGTGGGAGGTGGTGTCAGGATGCCCGAGTAGGTCTAAGGGGTGCGACTTAAGATCGCCTGTACTATGTACGCGTGGGTTCGAATCCCACTCCTGACATTCATAGGCTTGTAGTGAAATGGATATCACTTTGGACTTCTAATCCAACATTCCGGGTTCGATCCCCGGCAAGTCTGAAGATTACACTATGAATAAGGATCTTATCATTCTTATTCATGATGTAGCTTCTTGATTATATTTACAGACATTTACTTTTTCACGCGCTTCTCGAGGTTCTTGATTTTGTTTTCGAGGTTTTTAATCTTGAGCTTGTCAGCCTTTCTCATGTTATTGACTTGATTTTGAGTATACATGCGATATGTTGTACCTGGTTTAATAGCATTTGGACCGAACAAAGATCTTCCGTTAGACGTACCCATTTTATTTTATACATATATTTTAAATCATGCTGAACGTAATAGGTCTAGTGATTGCATTACCTGTGGTTGTATATGGTGGTATATGTTTGGGTATTTACACTATATTTAAATCGAGACGTGACAAAGGTATATCTCCCAGATGTTCACAAACTGACTTAAGGATACTAAACTAATCTAAAGTAGAAATGCCCCTTGGAGTTAAGAAACTTAGTTACGATGCTACTCTTCCAACTCGTGGTTCTGATGGCAGTGTTGGATACGATCTTTACAGCGTTGTGGACACTATTGTACCGTGTCAGGCAGGTAACGCACTCGTTGGGACTGGAATAGCGTTAAGTATTCCACCTGGTTGTTATGGTCGTGTAGCTCCACGATCTGGTCTAGCTGTGAAACACTGCATTCAAGTTGGTGCAGGAGTCATTGATCCTGATTATACAGGTGAAGTCAAAGTCGTTCTCTTCAATCATGGAGACAAAGACTTTGAGGTTAAGAAAGGTGATCGCATCGCACAACTCGTTCTAGAGAAGTGTGATACACCACCTGTTGAGGAAATTGGTCTCCTTCAAGAAACTCTAAGGGGTTCAGATGGTTTTGGATCTACGGGCAATTAATACGTATTTAGAGTACATTTTTATCACAGTACCAGAAGTCTTCTGCTCGAGGCATGAAGAGAATACCCTTCTGCATAGTCATAAATAGCTTCGCGTGATTGACATTTGGGTAAGACCAAAGAAGCCACCTCTCCCAATAATCAGCTCTAAAACAGTCATCCCAATCTTCTTGTGTACTCTCATCAATCATAAGCATACCCCTATGAATTTCATGTGGATCTGTTTCTATACGCAGCTTCTTGGGAATAATTGCACCCTTTCTAAGAAGATGCGCTCTCATGAGACGAGCATTACCATGATCACTGTATGTTGAAACTCCTTTGTTTCCAAAATCAATAGAACGTTGGTTTGGTAGAGTGACCCTATACTTGTGAGTTATGGAAGGACTGGGTTTAAGAACGACGTGCATTTAATTTGTATGAGATAAAGATTTAGTATTATTTACTCACATGAAGAAGTATGAATCCGTGGACGGCATTATTTTACGAGTTGGTGAATCGGCTAAAGAAAACGACGAACTTACGATGACAAGTAGTCCCAATGAATGGTGGATGCATGTTTCTCTCTGTCCTGGTTCACATGTTGTCATCTGTTATGAAGGTGACGTAGTTCCTAAGGAGACTAAGAGGGATGCTGCTGTTTTAGCTGTATACCACAGTAAGGCTCCACCCCAAAAAATGACTAAAGTTGATTTTGTTAGAGTTGATCAAATTTCAAAATATGTAAATAGCCACCATGGTGAAGTTCTCATAGAAGGGAGTGTCACACAGCTTACCGTATTTATGAATAAAGATAAACTAAGACTTGACAGATTATTAAAAAATAGACATAATAAGTAGATATATGAATCACCAAGATTGGAATCCTGTTATCATTCATGGGAAAGCTGCAACTTCTTCTACTAGGAGGTCTAATCCAAAGCACTATGAGCGTACAAAGGAGCAAAAGATTGAGGATGAAGAGATTGGTACACACAAAAAGGTTCCACTCTCAATGGCGAAGATGATTCAACAGGGGCGTATTGCTAAAGGTTTTAAAACACAAAAAGATTTAGCAATCGCGGTTGGAGTAAATGCGAGTATCATAGGGTCATATGAATCTGGGAGAGCTATTCCAGACCCTGTGATACTCCAGAAGTTGAGAAGGGTACTAGGTGTGAAACTAAAGTAAACCCCTATACGTTCCAGCGATGTAGTAGACATCTTCAAAACCAAGTTCCTCCAATTTCTCTGCTGCAAATCTGGCCCGTTGTCCAGTGTTGCAATAGACGAGTAAACCTTTCTTGGGGAGTTCCGTTGTAGTTTTCTCATTAATTTTATCCACAGGGATGTGAAGTGCCCTTGGGTAGTGTCCAGCCCTATATTCAACAACTGTCCGAACATCAATGACTCTCTTTATTTTACCCTCTTTGATGAGCCGTTTCGCTTCGGAGGTGGACACGAGGTTCTCACCAAGAAATGTATAAGCAGTGAGAGCAGCGAGACTACTGACAATGACAAGGGGTATCATTTACTTTACTATTTGATTATTTTATACCAATCAGCGTACATGCCAATTCCGTGGATTACACCACCCGTGAGAAGTCCTCGGATGAAAGGATTCCTGAAATAAGCTAACGCGAGTAAACTTGTGAGCCAATGATGTAAGTGTAAAGTTCTACCAAACATTTTGATTTGATTAAACGTGGAGGGACAATGTGGTCTACAACTATTTTTATACAGTAAGAATGAAATGAACACACCCAGAGCAAATATCATTCGTATAAAGATAGCAGACATTTAATATACAGAAATGAGCAAGAAGACTGCTGATGTGTCCACTCGCCTCTCTCCTGACGAGTTTGCTAAGCGTTCAATGGATGTCCGTGTAGATGCAGCCAATAAGGCTATGCAGGGAGATAAAGTCCGTTACAAGTCTCCTGTTGACCAGGAGAGGTTTAAGTCTTTCCTTGAAGATCGTCTCGCTATCTGGGAAGGAGAGAAGGACAATACCTTCCATGGAAAGCGAATGTATGAGAAGACAAATGAGATTATTAATAATATCCAGTGAACGTAACGTATGTATAAAACATCCTATGATAAATCTGAATGTCAAACTGGAATAGTCCACATAGGCTATGGTGCTTTCCATAGAGCCCATCAGGCCATGTACATTGATGATTATATGGAAAAGACTGGAGATCTCCGCTGGGGTATCGTCGCCGTCAATCTCAGAAATGAAGGGTTTAGGGAGATTAGTGACTACATCGTGAAGACACCCACCTCATACAGAATGGTACGTTCCCACCTCGATTACATAGACTGGACAAAGAATAGAACAATCGCTAAGCACCTCCTCACCCTTCCGAGTGTCCACCTGGTCACTGTAACTGTCACGGAGAGTGGTTACACACCAGGTTCACCCCTCTTTGAGTACCTCGCATGTGGTCTCAGAAACAGGAACACACCTATAACAATCATGTGTTGCGATAACATTCGTCAAAATGGTACTGTGTTAGAGACGCAATTTTTGGCATATCTTTATCAGACAAATCAATATGAACTTGCAGATTGGGTAAGGGATAATGTAAAGTTCCCATCATGTATGGTTGATCGTATAACTCCACGAACGACGTTGGAACTACAAGAAGAGGTGGAATATTTGTACTGTGGTTTTGGTAACACCGCCATTCAAACTGAAGAGTATACACAATGGGTCATCGAGGATAAGTTTGCTTCCGACTTTCCAGATTTGACACAAGTTGGTGCAATTGTGACCCAAGATTTAGAACCATACGAAGAAACAAAAATTCGTATTCTTAACGGGGGTCATACATCTATGGCGTACTTGGGTGTTCTCTCGGGGTACACGACTTTTGATCAAGTCATGAATGATGAAAAACATCGTAGACATTTCAAACAACTTCAAAATGAAGAAATTATTCCATCAATTGATATTGAACTTCCATTTGATATACACGAATACGTTGACGAAGTTGAAGAGAGATTTTCAAATTCTACAAATGTTGACGATCTAGAGAGGATATGTATGGACGGATTCACGAAGTTTCACACGTTCATAGTTCCATCACTTCGTAAATGTTTAGAGACGGGGAAGCGACCCGTGTATATATATAAGAGCATCGCGGCGTGGTACATATATGCAAAGAGGTTTGCTAGGGGGTGTACGAAAATACGTTACAATGAACCAAACTGGGTTCTTCTAGAACCCTTATTGGCAGAGGGTAATATGGATGCATTTGTTTCTAATGAGAGACTTTGGGGTGACATTCCTAAAACATATATTACATTCTCTAGAGATCTCAAATCTATACTCATGTCACAAACATATGAACAAGAGATTGACTTACTTACAGACTGTTAACAAAAGTGTGCACGTAACTTGTCAACGCGTTGAACCTCCTCTTCATCCTCATCATCTTCACATGCCTGGCATGGTGCGTCAAACATGTGACAGGTGTGTTCACCATTTTCAACCATTTCACGAACATCGGGATCATGTGTGATATCGTCATCGTCATCGTCAGGTGGATCCAGTACAACCTCTTCATAATCGATGCGTGTGACCTTTTGGGACTCGAGTTCTTTCACCCGTTTTTTAAGTCTTCTGATTTCATCGTCAAAATCCTTCTCAGTCCAGCCATCAAATTCGTCCGAGAGAGGAGGCATTTCAACGAAAATACCGGCGGGGAGTGGGTGGCTTCGGGAAGTTCCCATGTTTTCTTGAAAAATATAAATTCTGGGCTTCACTTAGGTATGGAACACGTACGAAAGATCATGGATATCATGGATGATGAGATGTTCCCGACAAAGAAGGAATGGGCTTATGTTAAAATTTGTAATGAGCTCAAACAAATACATTTACAATTACAAGAACTTACAAGACTAAAAATAGTGTATGCACCAGCTACTATTGATCCTTCAGCACATATACAACCACGATCTTTGGCTAGAGTAGATCCATCAGCACCTTAACATGGTATAAAGTTTACACACAAAAGTATGCAGGGATAATGTTTGTCGTAAAACCATTATCCGTTATAAAACCCCATATATCCCGTAATACAAAACTTAACAAACGATTCAAGATTTATTCCACCACATACAAAAATGTTGATCCCTACCGCGAAACTTCGCTGCGTTATATGGGCTATGCAAATGAACTTGGAGAAGCATTTACAGTATATCTCCCTGAATGGGGATTACCTGCGTCATATTGTGTCGCTGCATCCTATGTGATGTTTGATACAATTGATAAGGGGCAAAAGGCTTATGAGGCTGCTGATGAAGGTGAAAAGTTTCAAGATACACTCCGTATTTCAACTGAAACACTGACATGGCAGATGCTCGCCTCGGTTTTCTGGCCGGGTTCAATCATCCGGGTTATCGTAAGCATGGCTGCTAACATTGTATCAAATAAACATTTAGATGATAGTCAGTTCTTTCATTTTTTACCAACCCTCGTTGGACTTGCAGCCATTCCTCTGATCGTGAAACCTATTGATACAACTGTTGATATAGTAATGGAAAAATCCATATCTAAAGTCATTAATGGAGAGGTCAAAACACCTGAGGATGCGAGTGCAGCATTCATGACCACTATGGGGTCCCTGTCTGTACCACCAATTATGTATTCTCTCGCATCTGTTATTAAGAAACTAGAAATCTAAATTACTCTATCACCACTGCAACTGAGATAGTTTCATCTTCATCTGATTCTACGGGGTCGTCAGACCACGCCTGGTGTAATTCATCTAGAAACGCATTTAGACCTGGATACATAACTTCTTCGTCAATTTCTCTCCATTGTTGATGAAGAAGTTCTCGGTCTCTCTGGGCAGCGGTATCAGGGTCAGATGGTAACTGTCCGTCAAGGATCCAAAGTGGGTTATTTTGATTAAGGAGAAATGAAGGCGGTTTCACTCTCTCGTGTAAATTCTTAATAATGTTACACATCTCCACATAGTCACCCTCTGGAATGCGTTCTGCATTCTTGTCAACTAAATCAATCAACTTGTGAAAGAGATCCATTTTGATTTGGATTTTTACATAAACATAAACAACTTAGGTTACATATCATTGAAATTGGGTCCAATCATATGTAATTTTAAAAATTACTGACTATCTATAAAATTAGTTACCGAAAGCGACACCGGCCATACCATTCTTGATACGAAGAATGTTATAATTGACCGCATACACACGGTGAAGAGTGTTACCACCGGAAACGTTGTTCACCATAAGCTTCGCGTTATCGATGCGGCTGAAGTTTAAGGTTCCACTGGGCTGCGCCTTGCTCATCGTGAGGCAGAAAGGCCACGAATAGGTTGGGAGATCGTCCAAAACATCATCTGGGAGATCTGTGCAGTGCATTTGTGGCACGACATTATGGTGGTACACATTGGAAGTGTTCTCATAGAGAGGAGAACCGTTGATGTAGAGAGAAGAGGTGCCGAAAGTATATTCATCGTACCACTTCTGACCGGCAGCCGCACCGGAGACGAGGTGGATAGACTTCACAGGGTGGTTAAAATAGCTGAGATCCAACTCAGTGTCAGTGTTGGTGGCTGGTTGGTATTGAGTCTGAGTAAAGAGAATCTCATGCTCTGTGTCAGTGAAGTAAGCGCGTTCTTCTGTATCGATATAGATGTAGTTACCATAGATCTTGGGGGTACCTTGGGGGGTATAACCATCGCGGCACTTGATACGGAGCTCAACTTCGTGGTATTGAAGAGCGACGAGAGGAAGAACCTTAGTCCAGTCCTCACCAAAGAAGAATGGGATCATGAAATGGTTTTGGCCATGGTTCTCCTTGGCAACATTGGTAGTGACGGTGCACGAAGCCTTGGCAGAGTTGTCGCGCAAGAGAGGATTGTAAACACCCTGGATGAAAAGGGAATCAAGCTCGGAGACCTTTTGACCACCAATCCACAACTCGAATGTGGTTGGATTGGAAGCACCAGCGGAGAAAAGACCATCTGTATTAGTGGTAACATTGGAGATGAGGGTATCCTCAATCCAGACGTAACTGAGAAGGTCACCCTTGGAACGAATTGGTACGGTAATTTCATTGGACGCCGCGAAGGTACCAATGTAGTCCATACGTTCGGGCTTCATCGCGAAATTGGTATGGCGCTTGTAGTTTTGACGGAAGAAACTGACCTGAGGTTGGCCAGTGATGTACACATCCTGAGCACCTTTAGAAACAAGGTCAATCAAAGCGGCAGACATTTTTACTAATAAAGTATATTAAAATTTTCGGTCGTTAATTACACAATGGTAGTCTTTCAAGCACTTACATGGGAAGCGAGAGACGGTGAAGATGAACACCTGATTAGTATATTTGGTAAGACTGAGGATGGGAAGTCGGTCTGTGTCACAACCTCTTTTACACCCTATTTTTTTATTAAACTTCCAAGTGGTATTGATTCCCAAAAGGTTCAGAGAATTTACGATATCCTTGGTAATAAATGTAAAGACTCTATACTTTCGTACTCGTTGATGAAATCCAAAGATGTTTGGGGCTTCCAAAATAACGAGGAGTTTGCATTTATGAAAATTACTTTTAAGGATTTACAGGCTCGTCGCCTCGTGGATTCCTTTTTACGTAAACCTCTTAACACAACCCCTGAACTTTTTGAACTTTTTGGTGTGAGGAATGTTAAAGTGTATGAATCCAATTTAGATCCAGTACTTCGTTTGATGCATCGCACTGGTATTCAGTCCACTGGTTGGTTGGACAGTGGTGAAAGGTGTGTTAGATCACATCTTGCAAATGTGGATATTGATCTCTTCTGTAATGACTGGACAACACTTAAACCAGTTGCTAGGGATGACATTGCTCCATTTGTTGTGGCATCCGTAGACATTGAGTGTAATAGCTCAACAGGTAAGTTTCCTGATGCAAACATTCCCGGAGATGCGTGTTTCCAGATTGCAATCTCTCTATGCAAGTTTGGATCTGATGAACCATATGATAAAACTTGCCTCTGTTACAAACAAACTGACCCAAATCTTGAGGGTTGTGATATTCGTAGCTATGCAACTGAGAGGGAAATGCTTGAGGCGTTTCAAAAATATTTACACGCTAAGGATGTAGACATCATCACTGGGTGGAACATCTTCGGTTTTGATATGGAGTATATTTACAAACGTGCACAGATTAACAAGTGTCACTACGACTTTTACAACTTGGGAAAATTGAAGGATACTGATTCTGAGCTTGTGATTAAAAAGCTCTCATCAAGCGCTCTAGGTGATAACCTTTTGAAGCTTCTTCCGATGAGTGGTCGGTTTATTTTTGATTTGTTCCATGAGGTTAAGAAAGGATATAAACTGGATAGCTATAAACTGGATAGCGTATCAAAGCTCTACCTTGGAGATCAAAAGATTGACATGGCTCCTAAAGAGATGTTTGCCCGATACAATGAAGAGGATCCTGTAAAGTTGAGAGAAGTCGCCGAGTATTGTATTAAGGATACCCTTCTCCCACACCGACTCATGAAGAAGCTTTGTACTCTACTGAATCTGGTTGAGATGGCCAAGGCGACGTGGGTCCCAGTTCCATTCCTTGTAGAGCGTGGACAGCAAATCAAAGTATTCTCCCAACTGACTAAAAAGGCGAGAGAGCTTGGCTTCATGGTACCAACTATTCGGTATGGTGCCATCCCTGAAGAACCCTATGAGGGTGCTACAGTCCTCGAAGCACAAAAGGGTGCCTACTATACACCAATTACAGCCCTAGATTTTGAAGCACTGTATCCCAGTATCATGATGGCCCACAACCTCTGTTATTCATCGTATGTGATGGACGAAAAGAAATATGGTAATGTGTCTGGGATTGAATATGAAATTTTTAAGATTGGTGATCGTACTTATAAGTTTGCACAGGATGTTCCCAGTCTCTTACCCGCAATTCTTTTGGAGCTTAAGCAGTTCCGAAAACAGGCTAAGCGGGATATGGCTACAGCTACGGGGTTTATGAAGGAGGTCTATAATGGAAAGCAGCTCGCCTACAAGATCTCTATGAACTCTGTGTATGGCTTCACTGGCGCTGGTAAAGGTATTCTTCCCTGTGTCCCGATCGCATCTACAACAACTTCAAAAGGGCGTTCTATGATTGAAGAAACTAAGAACTATGTAGAAGCCAACTTCCCAGGTGCAAAGGTCAGGTATGGTGACACTGATTCAGTTATGGTTGAGTTTGATGTTGGTGATCGCAAAGGTGAGGAAGCTATTGCCTATAGTTGGGAAGTAGGTGAGAGAGCTGCAGAGGAATGTAGCGCTCTTTTTAAGAAGCCTAACAATTTAGAGCTTGAGAAGGTTTATTGGCCTTATTTCCTCTATAGTAAGAAACGTTACGCTGCCAAGTTGTGGACGAAAGGTAAGGATGACAAGATGCATATGGACTATATTGATGTAAAAGGACTTCAGCTTGTACGTCGTGATAACACACCCCATGTTCGTGAAGTGTGTAAAGAACTCCTGGATGTAGTGCTCACTTCAAACGACCCAGGTCCACCCAAAGAACTTGCTAAGGAGAGGGCTATTGAGCTTCTCTCTGGTGACGTTCCTAACAACAAATTGGTTTTGAGTCAAGGTCTATCCGATTCCTATAAAGTTGGTGGCAAAAATGTTTCGGTAACGAGTCCAGAAAGTATCAACATCAATCAGTCCCATGTTCAGGTAGTGACAAAGATGAGACAACGAAAGCCTGGTTCTGAACCACAATCGGGTGATCGTGTTCCCTATTTACTCACGAAGACTGAAGATTCCAAGGCCAAAGCCTTTGAGAAGGCCGAAGATCCAAAGTACGTTGAGGAAAATGGAGTACCGGTTGACTACCATTACTATTTCATGAACAAATTCCTAAATCCCGTGTGTGACCTTCTAGATCCACTCTATGAAAATGTGAAGGAGGAAATCTTTGGTGAAATCATTAACCAGCATAAACCCAAGAAACCCACGAAGCTTCCATCCCTTAGTGGTATGAAGAAGGACGAACTTGTCGCAGAATGTAAACGCCTTGGTTTAGAAGATACCGGTACTGCACCTATTCTAAAGGCACGCCTTAAGGAGGCGAGAATGAAAAAGGAGGAATCTATTGAAGACTTATTTAAAAACTACAACCCAACTGATAGTAAGGATGAGTCTGTATGATAAAGTTACAAAGCTTATGGATGAAGAGTTGGAAGATCGTGTAAATGAGGTAGTGAATGAATATGCCGAAAAAATTTCAAAGAAGCACGGTATACCTCTAGAACAACTTCTTAAAGATATACCAGAATCGTATACGAGTACTACATGCAAGGGTACGAAAAATAATGGTCAGCGATGTGGGTTCAAGGCATTTGAGAATGGGTATTGTAAGCACCATACCGTACAAGGACAACGTGTGTGTCAACGAACATTCTCTAGTTCAAGTCTACATAATCATGGTCCAGAGAAAATGTTTGTAAAGGGGTGTCCGGGTTGTGAATCATCGAACGAGCTTATAGATTTGGGAGTTTAATAAAGTAATGAGCAAAAACGATATTCTACTAACATCAATAAATAATTTTTACAACGAGGAAAAGAATAAATCTATACTACTAAATATACTGGACAAAACAAGTGGTATTTCTCTTCGCAATTTGGAGTGGTTTATCACAAATTACGCGAAGAAAAATCATACTACTTATCAAACAGGTGACGGTAAACTATTTACAGTTCATTGCGCGTATAAATCCAGTTTGAATGGTTATAGTAAAAGGTTTTTTGACCCTTTTTGTAGATCCAAAAAGTTTGACTATATAGTTCCGGGAACATCTCATGAAATTCAGACGACTCTAGCTCAATTGAATTTCATCAAATGGTGTATCAAGAACAACATCATTGACTATATTTCTAGTAACAAGGATACACTTTTTAGTAAGCAAGTGACATAAAACCGTTTTCAAACACAAATGTTTGGTATCCAGTGTAATACATGTGTAATGAGAATGTTTCTGTTGTAATATCAATTATAGAAGTATCCAATTTCACTTCAATGTTAGTCTTTTCAGATTGTATCTGACTAAAATCCAAGTTTCCCGATGGTTCCACATTTACCGGATTCAACGAGAAACTGTATGTGTAAACATTCCTGATTGGTCTTGCTAATCTTTTTTGAAATGGAATTAAGTATTTGTAATACGCATGATCAGTTTTGGTCAAATTAGGAAGTTTATTTCCGTTAATGAAAAAGCTAGCCTCAGACATAAGAGGGTAGAAGAATGTGTTTTCACCGAAAAAGTCTAAAGATGATGAAAAATTGAAACGATTTTGGTACAAACGCTCCCCATCTGTGGCTGGAACAGGGTCACCGATAGCTTGAGTTTCATCCTCAAACTTTGTATTTCTCAAGAACCAATGAATACATTTCACGGGGATGTTTGGAACGAGATTGTTTTTTATAACATCTCTATCAAGATCACTCACAATCACAGGATGTTTTCTTACCAAATCTGTTACCAACGTCTGTCTCTGAGAGGTAACAAAGTTTCTTTCTTCTGGACTTATTGTTATTTCCTCTGTGATAAGATTAAATGAGGGTAGCGTCACTGTATTTGTTGTATCAGTAAAGAATGTCTGTTGATGAAAATCAAATTCAAACTCAATCTTCTGTTTGTGAATTGCACAAACTGGAAAATAAGGTCTATTAGGTTTATTCGAAGAATATTCATCACTCGCGAATTTGCGGGAAAAGAAAAAGTGAAGCGGGATGACAAGGTCTGAATCGTATCGGGCAACACTGGCACTGGTGGGTGCATCATCAAAACCAAGGTTTCTGTTTATAAGAAATCTATTCGCTACCTTTTCAGACACCTCTAAATAAAGCTCGTCATAGAGAATTCCCCAATCGTCATAGATCTTTTCAACTTCAATGTCATCTACATACATCGTGACACTCTTGAGAATATGTCGCCCTAACTGATCAGCATAGTTACCATCAGATATAGCTGGCATTGTTATACTCAAATACATGTTACTTAGAAGGTCTCCCATATTTCTTGGATTGAACTCAACTTTGATCGTTTTATTAAATGGCCACGAAGCCTCTGCATTACCTGGCTTCACGATAGGTTTGTTTCTGTGATACTTTCTAAAATTAGAATGATTCCGATCGGTGGTATAATTAAAGAACGATTCGTCTGGATCTTTGGAAAGTAAGAAAGTGTCTTGCTTTCCAATAGCTTTGAGCGAAATTTTCGCAGCTTCGCCCATACCTATCTATTGTTTACATATTTTTAATGTCCATTTTCCACATATCAATGTGTGATGTATTCTTCATAATTTCAAGTTCTTCCTTAGCCTGTTTGGACTCTTTGATGAGATCTTTGACAGATTCTTCTGTGTATTGCACAGTCTTGATATTAAGTAGATAATCGTAGGTGCCACCAATCTTTGGGAACGTTTTGGAAAGTTCTTCCTCAAGGTCCTGCTTCTTGCGTTTGAATACCACAATGTTACCCTCAATGACCATAGTCACAAACTTAGACTTGTATCCACACATGGTAGCCCTTGTTTCAAGAACCTTAATGAGGTGTGCCTTTCTCTTCACATAATGATCTTCACGGAGTTCAACAAAGTCTTTTAGAATTTCCTCGGGACTGGAATACTTATGAATACCTTTCGTGGGGTGGAAAAGGTGCATGTTTGATGTATGAAAAGTCTTCCTCAACTTGAGATCTTTGACGAGATCTTTACCGGAGTAATCTGTAATCTCAAAATGGACATCTTCAGTTGTTGAATTATTCGTAAATCCACCAATCAACTTCTTCTCAACCAGACTGTCAAGGTATTCTTTGTAATCCTGTGTCCAACGTCCAGGAGGTAATTCTGTGACTTCAATTTTCAACCCTTTCCAACACCATACACCTTCTGTCATCCATGTATCGTCCTCTTTGTGCACTTTCCCTTTGAAACCACGGAACCAAGGTCTCATGGGTACTACTTGTTTTCCATCTAATATCCTCTCAATGTTATCCTTGATATCCTCGGGATTGAAGGGTGGGACGTAGCAACTGAAACCAGTACCAATACCTTCCGTACCATTAACGAGAACCATGGGAATCGTCGGCATGTAAAAGTCTGGTTCAATTAATCTCCCATCATCGTCCAAATAGTTGAGAACAGGGTCATCACGGGGATCAAAGATCTTCCTAGCCTGCTTAGTCAGTTTCGTAAAGATGTATCTCGTTTGGGACGCATCCTTACCACCCATGAGACGAGTGCCAAACTGCCCACAGGGTTCAAGGAGATTGATATTGTTTGAACCAGTGTAATCATTTGCCAGCTTCACGATCGTATCTGCGAGGGAGACTTCGCCGTGGTGATAAGCACTCTTGTCTGCAACATACGCAGCCAACTGAGCAACCTTCATCTCATCTTTGAGATTCTTGTGAAAACAGGCATACATAACCTTGCGTTGGGAAGGCTTGAGACCATCAGCCATATGTGCGATGGATCTCTTCAGGTCTGCGAGACTGAAATTCACCAAGTCTTTGTGTACAAAGTTTGAAATGCTCAAGTTCTTGACATTCCCGTATGGTACTTCAAGTTCACTAGACTCCTTCGCGGTACTCTCCAAAAGCCACGTCTTTCTGTCATCAGCCTTCTTCTTATCAAAGGCGAGAACAATGGATTTGTCTGACATGATATCTGTGTCAAACTTCACAGTTAGATCTTGAATCTTCTTGAAATACTCACGAGCCTCTGCAGAAGTGGAGGTACCGAGACCCTTGTAGTACTTGATGCGCCACCCCTGTTGGCCATTCCCGTACCATGCACGGAATGCTGAGTCGGTATAGAAAGACTTGGATTGAGATCCCTTAGAAGCCTTGATGATTGGGGTCACCATAGAAACGATGAAACCCAACTCAAGGAGACTTGGCCAAAAGTAATGGATCATGTTTAGGATAAGACCCTTGATATGAGAACCATCATTATCAGCATCTGTCATAATCATGAGCCGACCATAACGAAGCTCGGAAACATTCTTATACACCTTTCCTTGTTGGAGACCCAAGATCTTCTTGAGATCGTTGAACTCCTGATTAGAAGTCAATTGGGCCACAGATGCATCTCGCACGTTCTTACACTTACCGCGGAGAGGGAACACACCGTAGTGATCACGACCTATGACTGAGAGACCCGCGACGGCTAGGGTCTTAGCCGAGTCACCCTCTGTCACGATAAGTGTACATTTACCTGATTGTGCTGTACCAGCCTTATTCGCATCATCCAACTTGGGGATACCAGAGATTTTGGATTTCCGTGTGCCATCTGTCTTTGCGAGTTCCTTCATCTCCTTAAACTTTGAGAGAGCCAGGAGTTCATCTTGAATACCAGTCTTGAGAGCGTTCTTGACGAATGTCTTTACAGGTTCAAACTTACTCCCAAAGTCCTGAACCTTAGAGGTACACTCAGACTTGACCTGGCTAGAGAACGTCGGATTCTCAAGGGTTGCCCTCACAAAGATGTTGAAAGTATTCTTCACTTGTTGAGGCTTCAATTTAATCTTCTTTGCCATCTCATCAATGATACCATTGGCCAGATAAGAAGCCACATGGTCCACATGGGTACCACCCTTGTTTGTGCAGATACCATTGACAAACGACACCTGTTCTAGACCATTCTCAGAAGGTCCAATACAAACAGACCAACGATCAGTGGTCACTGAACACAGTTCGGTTACACCTTCGTGCATCTTGGCGTAGGCCTCAAATGAAGTCTTTGGGAGAGCCTCATCCTGGAATTTGACTTTGCAGTTAGGAGTTGTACAGATGTTTGCATCCCACACACGCTTCTCAAAAATCTTGTAAATGTTGACATCCATATTCTTCATCCCAAATCGTTTCCAATCTGGAGTGAAAGTGATAGACACGGAAGATGTTGCAGCACTATGCTTAGTAAGCTTTGGTGGGTGGCAAATAGTCATATTGTCAGACCACTTTTGGGTATAGGTCTTCTTCTCTTCACCATCCTTGATGATGATGGAGAATTGGGAGGAGTAGATATTGGTCAACTTGGCTCCATAACCGTTGCGTCCACCTACAATCCTCTTTTGTGAGTCGTCATAATTGGTGCTTGTGAGTAGATGACCAAATACGAGCTCTGGATTCCACATACCCTCCTTTTCATGCATACGAACACCGATTCCACCAAGAGGACCATTGTTCTCAATGGTGACGGTACCAGTTTCTTTGTCCACAGAGACCGAGATCTGGGTGACATTCTTGGGATGGAGAGAGTTTCGGTCAATCGCGTTGACGAGGATCTCATCAAAGATCTTGAGTAGGGCTGGTGAATAAGAGATGTTCTTCTTTTGAAAGTTCTTGTTCGTGTTATTCAGTAGCCAATAGGATTCGTGGGTTTTGTCCACTGGTCCGACATAAGAGTCGGGTCTCTTGAGGACGTGTTCAACGTGGGTGAGCTTTTGGACGCTCTCCATACTTTCTTAGTATTATTACGACTCAAAACTCTAACTTAGGTATTGTTTAAAAACAAAATGTGTATACAAATTATATGCTCACCCTCGCCTCTGTAAAGCCCCATGTCAACACTGCCCACAAGTTTGAAAAGCGTATCAATAAGGCTGTCGTCAAATCAGCTGTGAAGGTTATTGACAGAGTATATAAGGACCGGGACTATGCTCGTTTCTATGTTCTTGAAACCGTGGCTCGTGTACCATACTTTTCATTTGTATCCGTTCTACATCTATACGAGACACTAGGTATCTGTAGGCGTGCCGACTACATAGAGACACATTTCGCACAGACTATGAATGAATATCACCACCTTCTCATCATGGAAGATTTGGGTGGTGACGAGCGTTTCGTGGACCGATTCTTTGCCCAACATACAGCCTTCGCATACTACTGGTTGACATGTCTATTGTATGTGGTGTCACCAAGGATGGCGTACAATCTCTCTGAACAGGTGGAGGAACACGCGTACCATACATACGATGAGTTTCTCAAACAAAACAGGACAAGTCTATCACTTGAGCATCCACCAGCTGTGGCTGTCAACTACTATGACGATATCAACAATCTTTACGATGTGTTTGTAAATGTACGAAACGACGAAGGTGACCATATAAAGACGATGCAGGACTGTCAAAACTTTCTTGAGGTAAAGTAAGAGATGTACCTCTACCTTATAGCCGCCATCTTTGTTCTCTTCTTGATGATGCAGAACAAAACTCGTGGTATGAACAAGTCTATAGAAAAGTTAGTGAGGCAGTCAGCTCGTTACGCCACAGCGGCACAACAGGATGCCTCTCCAGTCATAGCTGTACTCCACGCTAACTATGCAGCAGCGTACCTCTACGCTCTCAAAGATATCGCTACCGACTCTCAGATCCATAATGCCACCGGTATAGATGTCAAGAAGTTTAAGGATCATGTGACGAATGTACAAGACATGGTAACCCGAAAAACCTCTGAGAAATGCCCTGATTTTGTCGGTGAAGTTGACATTTATTTGGCCCAAATTGGAGGTGAAGCGAGCACCTAAGTCGTATCATTTCTAAGTAAAAGTAACTAACAAAATGCAAGTGATTCGTGACACTCTCTGGAACGTATGTCTCTCTGATGCGACGAAAATGTATCGTCTCAGAGAGCCAAATGAGAAATGCTATCATCTGGCTGATGCCACATGGAAGATGAAAATGAGGTACAAGAAAATTGAGGATGGTAAAAAAGCGAACGCTATCGTTTTTTTGGATGCTCCACCTAAAGAGGTTGTTTCCAAGCAGAGAACTAGTGTCAAAATTTGTTGTGCAACGACCATGGCGGGTAATCCCTGTAAATTCAAGGCGGTGTGTGGAAACTACTGTAGAAAGCATAAAGTTTCTGATGTTGGGATGGGTAAGAAGGTTGATATGAATAGTCTCTTGAGCCAGTTGGATGGAATTAAAATCAGTAGCTAATGTATAAATGATGACTTTAGATCAGGAGACTCTTAGACCTGTAATAATAGCGATGGCTCTTTACATCGCAATCAGTATTATCGTCCCCAAAATCGCTAAAAAACCCACAGGTATTCAAGTAGTGGACGATCTTGTGATGACTATCATGGCTCAACAGGGTTCCCTCATGAGTGGCACCATTCTAATTGGTCTCATTGTTCTCGGTACCAATTACATTCAAGAGGAACTCTTGTAAAATATTCTCCTTTCCCACAAGTTTTTTAGTATGATCGTGATTCATATAACGTAATTTTTTGTTGTACGCATCGCTCATGAACGCCAAGAGTTGATTTGGGTTTGGTTTACCCCAAACCATTCCTTTTTTGAATAGGAAGTCGTCCTTCTCCAACTCTTGAAGTTCACATTGAATCGTATATTGTGTTTTCACATACTCAGGGGAACCACCAAAGTTAGTTATGATCACCGGTTTATCTCGGAGTGCTGCTTCAACTGGACCCATCCCAACACCTTCAGACTTTGAGAAACTCACGTAGCAATCACAGCGATTGTGGAGTTTGTCCATTTCTTCATCTGAAATGAGACCATTAATCACTTCAACGTTTGGTAGTTTTATTTCAACATTTTGATTACATGTAGCCTTGACCACAAGTCTCGCATCGGGTTTATTTAAACGCATGAAGGCTTCTAGGATTCCACGGAAATTCTTTCTATCATCCATGATGTTTCCAATATGATAAAATGTATAGGGTCTCTTTGATGGTATTGGAATGTGTGCATGTATGATATGAAATTCATTATCAGGAAACTGATTAGAAAAAACACGTTTACAGAATTCACTTGGTACCATAATCTTTTTAGACTGTTCCATGATCAGACCATAGTCTTCATGAACAGTTTCAGTTTCACATACAGTCATGAGTGCTAGGTTTTTCACCCGCGTTCTCACATACTTGATGTAATCTATGTGAGGTTTAATTGGTAATAGGAACAGGAGACCATGTTCACTTTCGGGGAGTTCAGTTCCTATCATATGATACGAGGCATTGTCAAATACTTTCGTATACTTTGATGCGTGTTGACCAATACCACTACCAATGTGGGGTCCTATGATGATCATTGAGTTTAAAGATAATCTTTCTTTTATATATATTACAATGGACTCTATCCGCAAAGAAATTCAAGCTGAGATGAAACGCGCGCGTTTTGACAAGGGTCGTCTTTATGATATCTTACTACAGATCACCCATACTGAAGATGTTGGTGATGGGCTCCGGGGTCCAGAAGGTCCAGAAGGTCCAGAAGGACCCCAAGGACCCGAAGGACCTCCAGGACCCGCTGGACCCGAGGGTCCTCGAGGTCTGACCGGTATAAATGGCCAATGTGGTGAGAGAGGTGATACAGGTCCAGAAGGTCCACCCGGTCCTCAAGGTCCAGAGGGTCCTCGGGGTCCAGAGGGTGGCCCACCTGGTCCTCCGGGTCCACCCGGTCCAGAGGGTGGCCCACCTGGTCCTCAAGGTCCTCAAGGTCCTCAAGGTCCTCAAGGTCCTCAAGGTCCTCAGGGTCCTCAGGGTCCACCCGGTGTCTGCAACTGCAAGTGTACGTGCACCCGTGAAGACAAGCCCACCGCCAAACCTGCTGCTAAGAAGACTACTACTTCCACTAAGAAGAAGACCACCGCTTCTTCCACCTAGATATAAGGTTATTCCAATGATAATCCCTATTATGACTCTTAGAATCCAATGCAAGAGCAATTTTAAGTTCAGTCTCAACTAATATCTTTTCACTAAAACCCTCACCAATATCAACATAAGCTCCACGTATTTTGCTATATGTAGGTAGTTCGTGATCATTTTCAAATAAACTAACAACGTCTTCAATCATATATTGCTATTAATCGTGTGTTTTTAATATCAATATATGAAAAATATATGTAAACTTCTTTAATTAGGAGGATCCTTTATTCACCCACCATATGAAACCTCCGAATAGAGCTGCTAAAAATGCTACAAGTAGACCAAAGGAATACTTCTCCTTTGGTGGTTCAGGAGGTTTGTCTGGTAACTTTTGTACATTCTGGTTTAGGGTATCAATCTTGGTGAGTAACTGTTGAAGTGCTTGAAGTATTTGAACTTCTCGGTTTTTTGGTTTCTCCTTTACGTTTACTGTAGTAATTTCAAGTATCATGTACCATTTAGCATCTGGTTGAAGTAAAACATAATCACCATCATCTTGGTGTTCAAATATCTTGAAGTTAAGTTTCTTGATGGATATGGGATTGAAATAGTTTGTCTTGCGCCCAAATAACTTTGCCTGTTTATCTCGTAAAATAATTCCACTACTCCCTGTAAAATGTCTCTCTAGAGGTACTCTGGCTAAAATCTGACCCTGTCTCTCATCGAGTATTTGAGCAACTTTAGGAATTTCCGGACAAATGATATCCACAAACTTTGCAACGTTTGAGTTTATTCCATCATTTTCACCAATTTGTGTGACATAGAAATCAACCATCTTGATACCAAGAACCCGACTCATATCTTCAATATGTGTATTTGATTCAAGTTGAAGGTCTAAAGAAAATACATTGTTTGTACCATTAACAAAACTCGAGTCAACGATGACATATTGTGTCTTTTTTGGTATATCGTCTAAAGACATTCTGAAATATACTAATATAAAAAAATTAAACCATAATAATACAAATGGCATTTGAAAAAGACGGGTACATTATTGCTAAGAATCTAGTTTCAAATGATCTCGCTAAGATTGTTACACAGTATGCACTTTTTGATATGATAAATGACCCTAACTGTACAGAAGATTTTCAGGTTCCTGGGACACATGCCAATTATTCTGATATTCTGATGGAAAGTCTTTTAAACCCCTTGAAACCAAGTATTGAACATTACACGGGTAAAAGACTTATTCCCACTTATTCCTATTTTAGAGTTTACAAACCTGGTGACGTTTTGAAGGATCATACTGATAGAGAATCCTGTGAATATTCTGCTACTATCACGATGGGTTTTAGATACAACGACAAAGATGATGATTATCGTTGGTCTTTACATGGATATGTAGATGGAGAGAAGAGATATTTCAGATGCGAACCTGGTGATGCTGTTATTTACAAGGGTCGTGAGCTGGAACATGGGAGGGATCGTTTTGAAGTTGGTAAGTTTTCATATCAGGTTCAGGTGTTTTTGCATTATGTAGATGCAGACGGACCTTATGCAGGGGAATACAAGTACGATATGCGTCCTTCGTTAGGTCTTAAAAAGAAAAGTATTGCTCGTATATATAACGATGATCCCACCGATCGCTAGGAATACGATCCTATTTACAGGTACTTTAGCTGTAGTAGGTATCGTTGATTTTATTAATATGTTGAATAGATATAAAAAAATGAATCTCAAATAAGGTAAATGTATCTCAAAGCAATTTACATTACTCTCGTGACTATGACCCCCTTCTATATTGAAAACATCTATAAGTGGGTCAAAGCGGCTCTATGGGATGCTCCGCACCGATTTATGCTAGATGTTGAACTTGAGGCGATGAAGCTCGAACGAGACCTAAGTCGCGTTGTTTCCAAGGAAAATGTAAAAAATGACTGACTACGTCATCCCTATTAACGATCTTCACGTGCATTCTCACCGCTCTTTTGACGGTATCCCGGGTATCGCCTCAGACGATCTTAAAATTGCGTTTCTCCAGGCTACTTCACCTCTGTGCAGAGACGTACAGGAACTTATTTGGAAAGAAGTACTTTACTGCACTGTACCCATTGAACCTCCACCTGCACCAAAAAAATGTTTGGAATATTACAGAGCATCTACGATCTCGTTACCCCGAAACCTGTGCAAACCAAAAGAACTTTTTATGAACAGATGTCACAATACGATATAATTGAAACAATCAATGAAGTTGGTGAAAGGAGATACATTGAGGTACCCAAGAATAATCATTCTTTACGACGTGAAAAGTTGGAAATTTTACTCAAACAATCTCAAAGTTTATTGAACTTTTGTTTGAAAATGAGAAAAATTGATGACGATATATCTTATGAACTTATTAAGCTTATAGAGAGAGCTCGTGTTTCGCAATACAGGAATGACGACATTAGGCCACTTTTTGACGAATTTGAAGAAATCAAACGATGTTGTAAGAAGGGGTCTAAGTCTAGTATTGACCTAAGTGTAGTGTAATGTTTGTAATATCAACTAAATATGCAAGAACTTATGAGCCTCATAGATGAAAACTCTCACCGGGTTCCGGAGGGAGACTATATTAGGATGTGTGAATGTATGAAGCGTATCAACAAACAACAGAATACCTTATGTGTGACACCTGATGTCGTGAGTGAAGATTTCATCATGACATCTGATGCCCTAAACAAATGTCATAAATGGATCATGTCTACCCGTACTATGCGTGACGCATTTATAGATTGTGAAAAAGACCCCGAAGATAAAATGAAAATTGTACTATTCAATCAAATGCGTGAAGCTACCAAATCTTTTTGGTACGAATTCACACAGACACGAGGGTATGATGAACTCATGTGGTTTATTCATCGTGGTACGATTGCTCAAAGAGACTATCGTTATTACTCACAAAAAAATAGTAGTTAATATAAAAGGAATGGTTTTTTCTTTTGCGAATATAGCAGAACTAATAACACAAGAAGTAAATAGTATAGTTTCAGATCATCTTTCAGAACAAACGTTTGCACCGATAGGACCATCTCCAACTTATACAACCTTTTCAGACACTCCAGCTGGTCCATCACCTCCAGCTGGTCCATCTCCAACTGGTCCCTCACCTCCAGCTGATCCCTCACCTCCAGCTGGTCCAAGTCCACCCGCTAATCCATCATCCGACGAAGAAGGAGATAGTGACAATTCTACGATGATGATCGCGTCGGGGTCTAGTTTATTATGTTTGTGTGCAATTATGTTTATAGTTATAGTTATAGTTGCAAAGAAAAAGTAGATAAGGATTGGGTTCTAATTGAAATTATATGAATCACCAACAACTTGAAAATCTTCGTTTGAAGTGTGAAAACGTACTCTCACAATTCAAAAAGAGACACTGTGAAAACTTTGTAAAGTTTGGTGACACCCAATATGATAGCCAAATTCAACGAATCTTAACTCTCACTACGAAGATTGATTCCTTTTTAGTTGATCAATTGTACGAGGAATATTCAACACTAGAGAAGAGTGATGAAGAACTTCATGACGAACTTATTGAGAGTTTGCAAAAAGAGTTTGAAAATTCTGAAAAGGGGGAATGGTACGAAGACAATTTTGAAAATTGGAGAGGTCTACCTGAGAGACAAGATTGTGATGACTACCCTCTTTCTCAAAGAATACACTACTCCAAATGTCGTACAAAGATGTTTGATCATGTGGAACAGATGTGGAAAAAGAAAACCTTTCCAACTTTATATGAACGTCTGGAATTCTTTTGAAGAAAGATAGATAAGGAATACAGATGTAGAAGAACTATAAGATGTCTACTATTAATATTCATTTTCATAAGGGCTCTAACCCAGATATTACTATTTACAATCATGACTATTCTGAGTCTGAGTCCGAGTCTGAGTCTGAGTCCGAGTCTGAGTCTGAGTCCGAGTCTGAGTCCGAGTCTGAGTCTGAGCGACGCAAGTCTGAGACTCTAGATGATCCAAAGCCGTATCATGGTGATGGTTTCCGTGTTTACTTTGATACACACAAAGATCGTGAGTTTTTCCTACGAGCTTTTGGATTTAGCACCTAAGTAGATATTGAAAATGTAATAATCAACTTTAATTATGACTGGTAATCTTTTGCACGAGATTATGTCTCTCGTGGACAAGAATTCTTCTGTAATACCCGAAGGGGATTATTTAGCTATATGCGACAAAATTCGTATGTTGTATAAAGAGGTTGAGAAGTCTGTGTCACCTATACCTTGGGATCCAGGTGATGATGACATGGTTGAGATAGGATCACCGATAAATTAAACTTACTTAGAAGTGTTGTAACTTTAAGATATAAGTATGGAAGACCTCAAAAATGCAATGCGAGTTGTAGATGAGATTTCCGACAAGTTACCTGAAGGTAAATATCTTGAATTGTGTAACTTGTTGAGGAATGTTTATAGAAAAAATGATAGCAAAGAAATGAACAATCTTATTGACTATGAGAGTTTTGATATGTTTGTGCGTGGACAGAGTACTGAAGTTTTAGATTACTTTTATGATTTTTATTTCCAAACATCTCTCGATAATGAGTGTGTGTTTTTGAAATCACAAATGTCTTATTTGGAAAATGAACTCGAAATATCTAGACCTATACAACGTATATCTAAGAATATAAAGTATGACGCAATTAGACATTATTGTTTTTTAAATAAAATACCAATTCGTAATTATACAACTGATACTTTCAGGGAGTACCAGGTACAAAATAATTTGTACGTAAGTGAAAATAAGTTTCAAAAGGGATTGCGTAATATCTGTAAAGGATTTATTCATATGGAGAATACGTATAGAAATATGTATCGCGGAGCCATTATGGAACGAATTGAGAAGATTGAGGGGTGGATAGAAGAAATTGGAAATATGTAACCTAAGTACCTGATAAAATCACGATAATATAAATCATTCACCATGGAGGCCCTTACCAATATGATGTCCATCATTGACCTCAACTCCGAGTCAATCCCAGAGGGGGATTACTTGAAGTTGTGCAACTTTATGCGAGACATCCATAAAACCTTACCTAGAGAGCCTACTGAGCGAGTACCTTTTCAACCCATCCCTATTCCTGAAGATCTTAGAGACCGGCGTCGGATTTTAAATGCGGAGCTTGGACGAATCATGGATGAATTAAGGAGGATTAGGAATCGTATGAAAGCTCTAAAGATTCGTCAGAGGGTCACTGAAGGTGTTAAGAGGGACGCGATCAGGGACGCAGCAAACAGGATGGGTTTTGCGATTAGGAGTTTGACCCTTGACAGTCTTCGGGATAAGGGGGTTGTGATCCCACACGCGCACATGTTCTACAAAGAGTATATGGAGAGGACAAACGCAGCTAACCAGGTTTTGTTGGACAGTTTGATGATGTGTCATGATGACATGAGACGGGAAGAGGACCGAATCAGGTCAGAGTGGAGAGATGTTCAACAAGTGATTGACGAGTGGGTAGCTACCCATTAGTGATTTATGTAATATACAACGTTTAGTAAGTTTGTGTACACCACCATTTGTTACCCCCGGTATATTCGAATATGATGTGGATGAGGGCACCAGCAATGAGATGGAGAAAGGGTGTATCAATTTTTAAATTCATTTGGTTGATACCATAGATAAGTGCGGCATTCATAACACCAATGACGAGGGCTTCCATAATAACATTAGACACAGGACGATTCATTATTATGTACAATGAAAAAAATCTGAGATAATTGTAGATGGAGAGAGGAAGAGGAAGATACATTGCTCCTAGAAATCCAGAAAATTCGGGATCTTCCTCGGGTCTTATTGTTTTACTACTACTGTGTTGTTGTAGTGTATTGGTAGTGCTTGGAATATATGGTGCAGCTGAAGGGAGTGACAATAACAAAACGGGTGTTGAAACTCTTCAGGAGTTATTCGAGGGAAAAATAACACTGGAAGACGTGTTTTCCAATATAGAAAAGGGGGGTGATACCAGTGTTCCCTGTCAAGGTAGTTGGAGTAATTGGGGTGCTTGTAGTAAACCATGTGGAGGTGGAACGAGATCTAGAACTTGGACCACTACAGCAGAACCTTTATATGGTGGTGCAGCGTGTCCAAGTCCGTTAACTCAAGAAGAAGCATGTAATACAGGTGCATGCCCCCCAGAACCCTGTGAAGGTAGCTGGAGTAATTGGAGTGCTTGCAGTGCGTCGTGTGGGGGTGGTATAAAAACTAAAACATGGACCACTACAAAAGAACCAAAATATGGTGGAACTGCATGCCCCAGTCCAAAAATTAAAACCAATGATTGTAATACACAGGCGTGTCCTATAAATTGTGTGGGTGAATGGAAACTTGATTCGAATCAATGCAATTTTGAATGTGGACCACAGCAGGGACAGTATGTTTATGAAGTAAAGACCAGCGCGGCTCACGGGGGTGCTAATTGTCCAAATGCAACCGGTGACACGGAGATGCGAGATTGTGAAAATCCGGCATGCCCTACAGTTGATACAACAGAAACTATAGACGGTGTGGAATACGAAGTTAAATATTATGATCCTAGGAGTGGAGATACAGCGTATTACGCTTGGTACGAACATACCCCATACATGATTGGTGGTAGTATATGGGGTGGGATTGGTCAGACTGATGAGGCTTGGAGCGCGAGCAACGACCCTATTAGGAGTTGGGATGGTCACGGATATTTGCGAGGAGATAAAATGGGTACCCAGGGAAGAAGGTCCTATTACGTTGTAAAAAGGTCCAAGACACCTGTAAGTAATCCTGGAACGTGTGTAATTGATAAAGCCTATCAATATTCAATGAAAAAGCAAGGATATGACAATTATGAGTGTGAAGGGAGGTGCGCAGGTAAAGGGAGTGAGGGTACATGTGAAAACAACAGGGATAGGTGTGATTATCTAAAGACAGGGAGGAGTCATTTTTATACGAGCAACCGCAAGGGATCTTCTTTGCTTGGTGCGTGTAAATGGCTTGAAGAGGGTGAGACACAGGAGATAGAACCTCAATGGGAAGTTAAATCATCAGATTGGGGTATTCCAAAAAAGGTACATGGTGCGTTTTTGAAATCTGTGACTGGACAGGATAAGCAAGATTCTCGTCCGTCAATTGCGGGGTTAAGTGATGAAGACCCTGGTTATAATCTGTCTGAATCTAGGGACAGAACTAAGGATATATGTTTGGGGGCATGTTTTGATGACCCTGAATGTACCGGTTTTAATACAATATTTCCATATGGTGGTGAAGGGAATAAGTGTTACTTATACACAGGAGATCTGAATTTTTCACGAACTGGTGATTGGATCACCGGAGCTAGGGGATACAAGATTGTAAGAAGATATGAATAACCTAAGTCGTTCCACAAAAACCAATTTCATAAAAGATG